GTATCGCACGCAGTGAAACCCCTGCTGATCGCCCGTGATGGGATTCACCGACTCGGCCACGTAGTTCACCAGGGCTCGCTTGCCGCCAAACACGTCCCGCAGGTCCTGTCCGGTCCATTCGCGGACTTGGTTGCGGAACTGCACCCAATTGTATGTCCCGAACTCGACCGGACCGGCCGGCATGGTCACCATGATCCAGCCGCCGGGCCGAACCGCGCGCTCCACCGCCTCCAGGACCGCGTAGGGGTCCCGCGCATGCTCCAGGACCTCGCTCACGATGGCGCCGTCGTAGGCCGCCTCGGGGAGCATCGCGTGGTTCCCCTCGACGAACTCCAGGTCCGCCGGATGAGCGGCATGGTCATCGGCGAACCGACGGCACCACGCGATCGCTCCGGGGTCCACGTCAACGCCGGTCCACCGACGACCGACCCTATTGTGGAAGTAGACCGTGCTCCAGCCGTGACCGCAGCCATAGTCCAGAACGTGCTTCATTTCCGGATGCTCGGTCAGGAAACCCTGGATCACGTCGAATCGGATCTCCCTCGTCGTCGTCGCCATCGACTTCCGCGTTTCCGGAGACATGCCGTTCAATCGCTTGAGCGTCTCCTCGCCGTGACCTACGTAGTGATCGCGGAACTTCTCGTCGTCCTCCAGGAACCCGTAGGTCCCGTCGATATAGGTTCCCAGGTCCGTCTTCAGCTTTTCGTCGATCGTCGTATCGCGAACGTGCCGCACGGCGTCGATATCGGAATGCTTGACGAAATGCGTCACCAGCCGGTGCTCGTCCCCGTTGTCACGATCGAACAACCCCTCCAACATGCCGATCCAGTCGCGCGCGACGCCGTCCCACCCAAGTCCCGCCGCGTGCGCGATCCCGGCCTCCGACTCGCGTGCGTGAAGCGCGCCGTCGTAGATGCGCCGTTGAACCTCGGTCACGAAACGGTCGATCGCGCCGTCGTCGCTCGGCATGCCATCCACCAAGTGACCGGCGCCAGGTGACAGCGTCTCTGGCAGGGCGCCCAGCGCGAAGCTGACAAACGGCGTGCCCGCCGCCTGGGCCTCCATGGTGCTTAGACAGGAGACTTCCCTGAAAACCGGCATGATGTCCGATGGCGTCGGGTACACGTAGGCACCCGCGCCCGCGAGCGCCCGGTAGTAATCTCGCTTCGGCAGCGATCCGAGGTTCTCCACCGTACCCTCGGGGAGCGCGTTGGCCAGGGCGGCGCACTGACGATAGAACGCCTCCATGTGAGGTGGGAAATTGTCGTAGCTGGCGAGCTGGAGACGGATGTCCGGGTCGGTCTTGAGCAGCCTGGGCATGACCTTGCCGAGCAGAATATCGAGTCCGCGCTCCGGCCGCGCGCCATAGATCAGCGTCTTGCGCCGACGCGCGACCGAGCCGGGTTCGGGAAACATGCCGAGATCGATCCCGTTGCGGGTCACGAAAAACAGATCATCGCGCGGGGCGTAGACCGCCTTGTATTGATCCTTCATGAATCGCGACACGACAGCGACGCGATCCAGGTTCCACAGCACCGAGCGGAACTGCGGTGTCGCGCGGCCAAGGGCGAGATCGTGAACCCACAGGACGTTGAACTTCGAGTTCAGATTCGACCCGAACGCCTCGGGGACGCGCTGGATCACGGCCAGATCGAACGGCACCTTGGTCGCGAACCGGCCCCACTCGGTATGCGGCAGATAGGAGACCCCGTCGTAGACACCGGGCTTGTCGCAGTTGTTGAACACCCAGACGTTGTTCCCGAGTCGCGCGAGCTCGCGCGCGAGGCAGAGCGCCGCCGTCTCCGAGCCCCCCAGGCTCTTCGTCTCCAGCGTGTCACCCTGAAAGTTCATACCCGGCACCAAGAATGCGATCTCGAACACGTTCGTCACTGGCTGATTCCCTTGGCTGATTAGGGGACTACTTCGGTCTGAGCGACCATGAACCTCTGTCTGGTGATGAAGTTGTACGCCGAACCGTTCACCGTCTTTACCGCTTTCCACTCCGCGAGGAAATAGCCTAGCGGGCTAGTCGGGTTGGTGAAGAGCGCATAGTAGGCCGTCGTGGCGGACTGCACGGCCGTGAACGAAGCCGTCACGGTTCCGGTGGGGTCAGTGACGGAGAACCGGGGCGCCGCGTCGGGAGCCACCGACCCGACCCAGGTGAACTGGAGAGTGTTGCCGGCCTCGTAGGCATCAACCTTGGTCTGGAGCATCTCACGCGTCCTGCGACCGGATGATCCCGGTCTCCGAGCGAAGATAGTTTAACCTGTCGCGACCGTCCGCGACCCCCATAAAATTGCCCACGACACCGACAGCCGACGGGATGACGTTGGCGATGGCGAGACGGGCGTAAACGAGAGCCTGGGCCGAAATCTGGATGAAGGATGCCAGGGCGGTATCGAGGAACAAGACCGGGTTGTCCACGATCCGGAGCAGGATTTGCCGGACAGCATAGTCCACGATCAAGAGCGGGTCGGTCGCGATCTTCTCCATCAGACGCGTTGTCACGTCGGAGAACATGAACCTATCCGATCCGACGACGTTGCGGATCGCCCGCGCACCAGCGCTGTCGAACATCAGGATCTGTTCGCCCGAGACCTTTTGCGTCAACCGGACCAACTCGTCCAGTAGGAAGACGGCGTCCTCGACCGTCCTGGTGTAGATGGTTGATCCGGCGGGAACGAACTGGGCGTTCGCCGCGTCCAGCAGGAACAAGAGGTCGATGGCCCTGAGGTAGATCTCCCTGACCGTCCGATCCGCGACGTACAACGCGTCAAACGCCCTGAGCTCCAGTTTGGAGAGTCGCTGGTCATTCAGCAGGAGCGTGTCGAGCTCGGCCCTCTGACGGATCGCCTGCGACCGTGCTTCGTCAGGCAGCAAGATTTGGTCCGGCCTCGTCAGGAGGATTTCCCGACGAACCGCATCGAGGAGGAGGAGGGTATCCGCCACGGTGACGACGGTCACGCCGAACGAACTGGCCGTCGCTTCATCGAGGAGGAACAGGAGATCAAGTGCCCGCAGATAGATTTCACGGCGCGTCTGGTCGTTCATCAGGAGAGAGTCCGACGCCCGCAACTCGGTCACGGATCGTCTCTGGTCCAGGAGGAACGACGTGTCGCCCCGCAGGAAGCTCATGATGGAACGGCGATCGTCCGGCACGAACATGAAGTCGTCGCCCGTGCGTGTGTAGATGGAACCACCAGCCGCCGGCACGAACACACCCCGCGTCCTTATGAACGGGATCACCTTCGGCGGGTGCGCCGTGATGGTCGCGTTGCCGGTCGGTGTCAGGACCGCGCCGACGATGCGCTCGATGTTGCTGTTCATGTCCCAATAGGCGATCAGCCCGTTGGGTAGAAACTCCGGCGTGTACCCGGCCGCCAATGAAGCGGCCCCATCAGCGGTGAGGATACGGTTGTAGAAGCCGCACTCGGCGATCTCGCCGTCCCAATCTTGTGTGGAGCCTACCGCCTGACCGAAATTGACGGTAGCGTCGTCTGTCGTGTAGGTAACGCCCACGCTCGTCTGGGTGAGGGCTTGCGACACGCCGTCAACATAGATGATCGGGGTATTCGACACACTAGAGCGATTGTGCGTAACGATGACACTATACCAAGTGCCCACCGAGAAATTATTGTCGGTTTGCCACACGCCGGCCGTAGAGCCACGCTGAGTCCACTGAAACTTGAATTGTGGTGACGACGATGACTCAAGAGTTCGCAGAGCTCTTCGCGGGACGCCGGACGCAGCGGTAGTCCAGGTAACAAAGATGCTTTCGGTCAACCCCGCGCCTGGGATCGAGCGAACATTGACATCCAGCGCGGCGCTGAATGTGCTGGTGCTGAGACCCGCTACGGCACCGTCGGCCGTTTCTACTTCGTCGCCGGCGCCATCGAGACTGTACGACACGGCCTACGTCTCGCGCAGCACGAGCGCCGGGAAATGATGCCGGAGATCGCCGGTCAGGTTGTCGTTGGCGTCCGCCGGGTTGCGGCCGATGCGAAGCAGGAACATCTCGCCGTTGGCGACGCCGTCGCTGTCCGCACCGTCCGTGAATGTCAGGGAGTCGTACCCGACCTCGCCAGCGGCGGACGGCACCGTGATGGCGCCGGTCGAGTTGAAGTCGTAGGTGAACGCCGTCGTGTTCAAATCCTCGCCGTCATCCTCGATGCGACGGAAGGCCGCGCGTAGCACGTAGGTTCCCGACGTGGCGGCGGCCGACGCGGCCTTGAAATCGATCGTGAACCCGCCGCCGCCGTAGCCGCGCGCACAGCCGATGTAGTCGGCGTACTCCGCCGTCGTGTCGTCGAAATCCTCGACGCCGAATGTCTCCACCGGTGCCGATGTCCCGGCGAATGTCGCGAGGGTGGCCGCCAGCGTGGCTGGGGGAAACCGCGTGAGCGCGAAGATTTGACCGGATGCCATCGCTAGGCCTCCGCGTCGATCGCGGCGCCGATGGCCGCCTTGATGTCGTCCGCCGTCTTGCCGCCGCCAGCATGATCGGCGATCACCTTGACGATGGCGCGCGTGAGGCGGTCGTCGGTGAGCGCCGCCTTACTGGCCGCGATGGCATCGGCCTTCCGTGCATCGGCCTCGGCCTGATCCACAGCCGCCTGCTCGGCGTCATCCATCGGCGACACCTTGTTGCCGTCGAGCCGCCAATACTTAGTCGGCAGGCCTTTCACGGCCGCTAGATCCGGGTTGACGATCCAATCGCCATCCTCCGGCGCGGGTTCGCCCTTGCGCCATGCGGGCACATAGGTGGGCGTGTTGACCGAGAGCAGTAGCCGCTTCGTCGTGCGATGCAGGAGGTCGGCCATGCGGCCCCCGCCTAACTCGATCCGACGTTCGTCGTCAGGGTCAGGTTGAGGAGATCGCTATCGGTCAGGGTGACGGACGAGAAGGTCACTCGCTGAAACAGCGTGCCCTGCCCGGACGACGCGTGGTTCAGGACGCCGCCCTCCTGGAGCACCACGCCGGTCAACGTATCGGCCGCGCCACCGAACGTCGCGGTCGCCGTGTAGACGTTGTTGGACAGAGCGGAATTGACCGCCAGCAACTTCCGCTTCTGCTCCGACAACAATCCTGTGTCGGCCAATGCCGCCGCCGTCGATCCCGACCCGACCGCCATATAGGCCATCGGCGAATTGACGTTGGCCCCAATGCGCTGCGCCAGGAACGTCCGGCCCGCCGTGACCACGAGGTCCTGGACCTCGACGTCCTCGGGTGGCAGCCATCCGCCCTCCGGCCCGTCGTTGGCCCGGAAGACCTGGACGATGACGGTCTCCTTGATCGACAGGTAGTCCCTGAACTCTCGCACGACCTAGTACCCCTTCACGCTGACGACGAAGGTACGGGTGTCGGTGGACTGCGCCTGCGTCAGCTCGATCGCGGCCCAATCGTGCCCGCCCAACACCCGCGTCATGGTGAGCGAGGCCGAGCCGGCCGCGAGCAGCCATGTCCATTGAGCCGTGCCATCCTCCTTCCAGGCCCGCCGGAGCGATCCCGCCGCATTCTGGAATCCGGTCTGAAGGAACATCGCCGCCGAGTTGACGGTCGGTGCGAAAATCGAGACCTCGCCGATACGCGCGATATTGAATGGCGCGGACAGCGTTCCTCCGCTCGCGACCGTGACGAAGATGTTTTGGTTGAACGCCACCGAGCGGCCCCCGCTACGAGGTCCGCCAGATCATCCAACTGACGGTGGAATCCCAAGGCGCTCCGACGGCCGTCGCGCGGGCCAGGGCGAAACTGACACCCGACACGATCGAGTTGACAACGACGGCACCGCCGGAGTTGGCGCCAACCCCGACGGACCCGGGATTCGACGCGATCATGAAGACGCTGTCCGAGTTGACCACCGCCGTCGAGACCGTGACGGAAGCCTGCGCCGAGCCGAGGGATGTGCGCCCGGCCCACGCGCCGAGCGTCGTGAGCTGGGTTAGCGGCGGACCCCTGAAATGGGGGCCGAAGAGTTCCTCAAGCGGTCTGCCGGGCATCGACCTTCTCCCTCTTGTTCTTGGAGCCGACCGGGCGACCGCGCCGTACCGGCGATGAGTCGGCCAGTAGCGTGGTTGATGGGATGGGCCGCGCCACCGTTAGGGAGGACGCGAGTTCGCCGGCCGTGGTCGAGAAGCTCGCCGGGTCCCCGAACTGCGTCCAGGTATTCCAGGGCCAATCGCGAGCCTCGCCCTTCTTGAACCGCCCCACGTCCCGGGTGAAGATGCGCTCCATGATGGCGCGCCTACAGGACGGTCGTGAGAGCGTAGGCCAGATCGCGGGCGACCACCTTCTCGTCCTGGTAGTACCCGGCCTCGACGATCTCGACCTTCGGCCGACCCGGACCGGTGTCCTGGTTGACCGCCACGGCCATGTTCGCGGGGAACACGTCGGGCTGCCAGCGGAAGCGGAGCCCGAACGTCTGGCTCTGGAGCCCGGTGTTCGGCCCGGTGCGGGCGAACAGGACGGTGTTGCCCCAGATCGATACGACCGACGCCGTCTCCGTGACCCCCGGAGTGAACTCGTTGTCCATCTGGATGGTGCCCTGGGCGACCAGCAACGTCTGGACCTTGAGGAAGTCCCGGATTTGGCTGTCCGCCAGTTCGCCGCCGCTCGTGAACTTGTGGAAGTCCAGGAGTTGCGGGTGACGGCGGAGCACCATCATGGTGTCCCAATCGATCACCGCCGTGTTGGGCAGCAGACCCGTGGCATTGCGGATGAACGCGTGGGCCGTGTTGATATCGGCCAATGGATTGGAATTGGCGAAATCCGACCACTTGGCCGTTCCCGTCAGGGCGACGCCGGAGCCGATGTTGCTGATCGATGTGACTAGGTTGGCGATACGACGCTCCTGGTCCAGGAGTAGCGCGCGGACCACGAGGGCCGATGCGTTCTCGCGGAACCTGATCGCCGTGTCGGCGTTGCGGATGGACTCCAGCGGGGTCTCGTGGGAGAGCGCGTAGTTCTTGCAGAAGAAGCTGTCCGACGACACCTTGAACTGGATCGACTTGGCGCGCGTGCCCGGCGCCCGGAGGGTCTGATCCGGCACCCGGCGGAAGGCATCCTTCTCGATGACGAAATACTTGTCGGACTGAAAATCCGCCGGCACCACCGGGAGTAGGGCATTCCCGACCAGGCCCGCCTCCCCGATATCGAACGCCATGATGGCGAGATTGGACAGCGCCCGGTCAACGTGACCATCGGCCTCCGTGGGGTACGAGCCCGCGTACTTCCGTACCAGATCGTCGAGCATCGCTGCCTCCTACAGATTGCCGGTGAAGTACGGCGGGAAGACGACGGCCCGGAAGATCTCGCCGTCCGCCCCTGGGTTCGTCAGGGCCATGCCCATGACGGCACTGCCCGAGACAGCCGCGATGGCCCGACCGGACCCGTTCGTCGAGATGTAGTCTCCAACCGTGGCGATAGCCGCGCCGGCCACGAGCTTGGTCTCGCCGAAGATCGCGATCTCGGCCGCTTGGTTGATCGCCGGCTTATTCTGGAGCACGCCGACGGTCGTCTGCCCGAGGGCGTTCGACGCGACGTTGCACTGGTTGGCCGCCGAGATGCGAACGATGTGAAACTGCTGCGCGGTAAGCGACGCCGCCGCCTGGAGGCTGATGCGGACCTGGTCGCCGAAAGTTCCGGATGCCATCGTCTGGGTTCCTCCTCGACTACTGCCGCGCCGCGTAGCGCTGCTTCAGGTCAGGGTCGGCCGCGAGGACCGCGTCCATCCCCTCCTTGTAGTTCTTGACTTTGCCCTCGCCGATCAGCTTCTTCGTGAGGCGATCGACCTCGTCGGCCGCGCGCTCCATGATGGCCGCGTCATCGCGGGGCAGCACGCTTTTGCCCGTCATCTCGGTGAAGAGCCGCTTGGCATGGCGGTTGATGACCTCGGCGAGTCCGTCGAGCGCGGCGACCGGGGAGATCTCCGTCACCTTGGTCTCCTTGCCGTCGCTGGCCGTGAACTTCACCAGGGTCGTCTCGTGCTTGGTCGCTAGGTCGTACATCGCGGCGAAGAATGGCCGATACGCCGGGATCACGATCTCGTTGACCTTGCCGGAGACTTTCTCGATCCGGCGCGCCTCGTTGGCGGCCTCGGCCTGTTTCTTCAGATCGGTGACCTGATCGGCCAGGCCGGCGAACTTCACGATGTCGGCCGACAGCTTTTCGACCGTCGCGGCCAGCGCGGCGTTCTGCGCCTGCATATCGCGGAACTGCTTGAGATCCGCGATCTCGGGCTCCTTCGCCGGAACAACGGCCGGCACGATGACCGGGTCGGGCTTCTTCGCTTCGTCGGCCATGGGGGCGTGCTCCTTACTGGTTAGAGAATAGGCGTTCATCGATTCGAACTGGGCGCCCTTGGCCATGCTGAGCGCCTGGGAGAGCGGCTTGAGACCGTCAACCCCGGGGGTGATGGCCCCCAACAGGGCAACGGCGCGGAGGGCGCGACGGTACTTCTTCCCGTTCAGGTTGAGATTGTGGAAGATCTCGGCGGAGACGGCGTCGTACCGGCGCTCCCGGATTTGCTCGGCCATGCCGGAGGGTACTGCGGACAGGTCCGCGACCAGCCAATCACCGACCCGCCGCAGCCCCTCGACCCAGCCATAGGCCGGGGCCGAGTCGTCCTCGGAGTGCCCGAGTTTGAGGGGAGGCTTCCAACCGATCTCGCCGAAAGCGGCAACGATATCGTCCAGATCCTCGGACGAGTAGGTATTCCCGTTCCAGGTTCCCACCCGGAAGACCTCGACGCCCGAGATGTCCACGCTGTTGGGCGTGGCGCTCGGGGACATGGCATTCTTGATGACGATACTCACGGGGCCAATACTAAGCCCGCGTCGCGTCCCTGAATAATTAAAGATTAAACCTACGTCGGGAGGGACAATCTCGCCCCTTCGGGGACCGCGACGGACAACACGGCCGAGAGATCCCGCGCGAATGTCGGACGCGTCTCGGATTTACGGAACGTCGCGACCGTGGTGCCGACTTTCAGCCCCGTCACGGGGCACTCGCCCGTCTCGTAGGTCTGCACCTCCACGTCTCGAGCTCCCAGGAACATGAGCCGGAGGGTATCTTCCCGGAGTTCCCGGATATGCTCGCGTTTGCGGTGCGGTTCCCGCAGCCACATCAGGTACTCGACCGGACCGAGCGGGACGGTGACGAACGCCTGGCCGTCCGGGAGCAGCCGGTCCCACGCCCAATCGAGCAGTGCCTTGGCGTCCGGGACGTGCTCCAGGATCTCCATCAGGACGACATAATCGAAGCCGTCGTCGCCCCACGAAAGCCGCCAGCCATCTTCGCTCGTCCCCTGGTCAAACCACAGGCGACCCTCCTTAACCACGTCGGGGGCGTACACCTGAGCGTAGGCGTTCGCCTGGTTCACGGAGGTCTGGTCAATATCGAGACCGACGAAAATGCCACGCGGCTGAAGTCTCGTAAGATGCGTCGAGAAGAAGCCTCGCGAGCAACCGTAGTCCAGGAGCCGAAACGGGGCGCGACCGGGTCTCGCCGCCAAGAAGTCCCGGAGAAGCTGATACCGCAACCCCTGCGGGATCGTCCAGAAGACGCCCGGCAGCGCGGCCTCGATGCGACCGGCCTCGGCGTAGATGGCTTCGTGCGCGGCCTTGATCGTTTTCTCCGGCCACACGACCGATTGCGGCCAGTGCCGGAAGATGTAACTCTCAATGGTCTCCGACCACGGACAATTCTCCTTGATCGTGGACAGCGCCCACAACGCACCCTCCACATCCGAGCACGCTAGCAGGTGGCGGATCAGGCGCTCGTCTACCATCAGAACAATCCCCCTTGGGCTAGGAGCCGCTGCACCACCAGCCCACACCCGTCGTGCCGCGCCTTGAACTTCGTCAAAGCAGCCTGGTACGCATCCGGCCCGAAGATCGCGGTCTGGTGCAGGAAGTGGTAGATCGTGTGTTCATTGTTCCGATATGCGCGGAACCCCTCGCGATAGTGCCGCACGACGAAATCGGTGTCGCCGAACACGCCTGGGAACTCGTCCGCGTCGAACTCCCATCCGGCGCGGAACATCATGAACGGACCGTAGACACCCTCCTGGATTCCACGCGGGTTGTGCAGTAGTTGCCGGTTCTCCGATGGCATCAGGGTCGCGATGCCACAGCGCGGATCGTGGGCGAAGCACTCCCTCAGGCCCTCCAGCCATCCAGGACGGGTGAACACGTCGTTGCCGGTGTAGATGACGAACTCGTGACCCTCGTCGGCCGCGAGACGGAACCCGATGTTCGTGTCGTGGTTGACACTACGGCTCTCGGCGATGGGGATGCTGATGACGTGGTCGTCCGCCAAGAGTTCCGTGAGTTCCCGCTCGAAGTTCCCGGCTCGATTGGGAACGATCAGCGTGAATGGCTCGTCCGTCGTCGCTCGTAGGGTATCCACGGCGGCACGGGTCATGATGAGTTGCCACCGCTCCGTGATGTACGTCGGCATGACAACGGCGTAGCGCGACTGGGTCACGCCAGGTCTCCTAGTTGCTCGACGATCCGCTCGGCGTCCTCGCGGGTCACCCCCGGACCGTAGGGGAGATACAAGTACGTCCGCTCCGCCTCGGCGGCGCCGGGGAACGTCGCGTCGTCTCCCAGGTCGTTCCAGAAGGCGTGGTTGTAGAGTGCCCGGTGGAGCCTCCAGCGAGCGCCCGCGACCCCATGCAGCGAGCGCGCACGCTCGGTACGGACGATGTTGTAGGCGCCCGGCGCGGACGGCACCAGGCGGTCTCCGTAGGCCGCCTCGAACACCTCGCGGGCATCCGCACACGCCGCCCGGAGGTCGTCGATCTGGCGCAGGTGAGCAAGCGCGAGCGCCGCCTGCCAGTAGCCCATCCGGAGATTCGTGCCGGGGTGCGTCTGCCCGGGTCCATCGGGGGCCGCCCAGTCACCGCCTTGATGGATGAACCACATCGCCTCGCGAGCCGTGTCGGCGTCGGCGAAGATCGCGGCCCCCCCCATGCCGGCGGAGATCAACTTCGTCGCGCTGAACGAGAGGGCGACACCCTTTAGACTCGACGAAATACGAAAGAAGTTCTTCGCTCTCTCGTTCCCCAGGATCGCCGCTCCGTCCAGAATCACCTCCAAGGAGGGATCAACGCGATACCCGAGAAAAGACTCTAGGGTCCCGGAGAACGCGACGGGACACTGGAAACGATACTTCGTCCCCAGCATCCACCCCGTCGCGGGGTCTACGTCCACAAGTCTCACGTCTCGATTCCCCGGTGCCAGGCCCACCCCGTTCGCCGTCGCAACGAAGCCGTAGGCCGGGACCCGGACAGTCCATGTGGAGGCGGTCGAGGCGAAATTCCACAACAGCCCGAGGGCGACCGTCCCGCTGCACGTCAGGACGACCTGCTCGCGTTTCACGCCGAACCGCTCGGCGAGGTCGTCGGTCAACTGATCCGTGGCCGACAGATGCGGCGTGCCGGCGATGACAGCCGCCTCCACGAACAACGTTGATTGCTTGGCCCAAGGCCGATGCAGGTTCATTCCGTCACCAGCGAGAACAGGTGCTTGCCGACCCGCACATAAGGACCGGGTTTGCCAGGGAAGCGGAAGGCGCGGACGACACGATCAACGTCGCCGTCAGGCCTCGCCGTCATCATCTCCCTGAGTTGCGCGCGCGAGCAATAGAGGCCGCGCCATGGGCGGCAATCTGCCGACGGCCACGCATAGCGAAGACCGCCGTGCCTCTTAACTATTGCCATCGTTTCGTGGAGAACCGCGAGCGCTGCCATTTCAGCAACATGAAGAAGCTGCTCGGCTGAAATGCCGGCATCGAGCCGAAAGGTGCTTTCCCACACCACGTCCCCCTCGTCGTACTGCTCCGTCACGAAGTGCGCGCACGCCCCGAACTCCGTGTCACCCTCCAATATCGCCCGACTCGCGCCGCCGACGCCGGGATATTTCGACGACGCCGGGTGGATGTTGATGGCGCGGGGGCAGAGATCGGACGGGATGCGCTGACGCCGGAGGAAGTTGAACAGCACGTCGGCGTCCGGCGCCCCGGCGATGTTCCAGCCGAGCAGCGCAGCCGTCCGCGCGAAGATCGCTTCCGCCGCAGGGTTGGCCCAATGGTTCGCTGGCGTCCACAACGCGGCGCGAATCGGATCAGGCACGGGTCACCTCGTGCTCGGAAACCGTCAGCACGCTCCACCCGTGAGGCACGATGGCGGGGCCGCCGTAGCGCGCCACCATCTTGCGGATGAAGGGTTCGCCCAGGTGGTGCGACCCGATCAGCACGACCGCCTGGGCGGGCGCGGCGTCGTCCGACATGATCGGGATGTCCGTTCCGGGCAGGAAGCCACCGATCTTCGCGGAGCCCGCAGGCTCGACCGCCATGGCGATATCGGCCCGCATGAAGCCGCACGCACCCACGAGCGTGCCGGCGCGCGAGGGAACGCCCGCCAAGATGACGGGGCGCGAGCCCCAATTGTCGCGGACGCGAGCGCGGATCGTCTCGACGTGCCGAGTGACGCTGGCGGAGAAATTGTGGAGTCCCGTCGAGAACGTGGATTCTTCCTCGATCCGAACGTCCGCGTTTTCGATCTGGGCCGGCCCGGCGAGCAGATTGATCGATCCGCCGTGGACCACCGTGAACCGTCGCGCGAAGACCCAGAGGCCAGCACTCGTGAGCGTCTGCGTGAGTGTCTCCGCCGAGTAGTACCGCCGATGCTCATGGTAAACGGTGTCCCACTGCCCGTCCAGCACGGCGCCTAGGTAGTGGTTCGACACCGACACGAAGCCGTGCTGGTGGGTCAGCCGCCGCATCAGATTGGCGAACGCGATCGGGTCCGGTACGTGAGCGAAGACGTTGTTGCACATAACGACGCCGAAGCCATTGGGCTTGTCGGCCAGTATCCCGGTCACGAAGGCATCGTCCAGAGGCCTCTGGGCAACAATGTGCGAGGACGTGCAATCCAGCACGGCGTCCGTGGGATCGATGCCGTAGGTCGCGTAGCCGTGCCGGGCGAACTCGTCCAGGAACGTGCCGTCGTTGCAGCCCACGTCCAGGACCTCGATCATCTCGTCCTGCCTCCGGGGACGACCGATCTTCCGCGAGATGATCTCGTTGATCGACCCACACAATAGGCGCGCCTCCGCCTTCAACTGCTCGCTGTGCCGGGTGCGATACGGATAGCTGGCCGGGAACACCGCCGTCGGATCCAGTCGCGAGGCGCCGTCGAGCTGCACCAGATCGCATGTCCGGCACCGCGCCAGCACCAGCGGATAGCGCGGCGCCTCGGTGCGGAGATCATTGCACATCGGCTGGGAGCCGAAGTCGTGGACGACCCACAGCGCGCCCCCGCATACCTCGCATGCGCCCTCGGCTACGCTCCCGCGCGCCACGCGATCGTCCTCTTGAGGCCCTCCACCAGCGAGACCTTCGGCTCCCACCCTAGCGCGGCCAGCCGGCTCAGGTCCGGGATCCGCACGAACGGCGAGCCTATGGGTTGGGCCACTCCGGTGAAACTAATCGGTTCGCGATCGGGGCGGTCCATGAGCATTTCGATCGTGCTCGCCAGCCCCCAGACGCTGGACGTGTAGTACGACCCGACGTTCATGACGTGCGGGGGCGCCCCGGCATCGGCGATGGCCTCGATGGCGGACACGAAATCGTCTACGTAGCAGAACGTCCGCACCGAGCGGGGATCGCCGTCGAGCTCCAGCAACCCGCCGGCCGCGATCTTGTCGATCAATGACACGACGACGTGATCCGGCGAGCCGCCCGGCCCGTAGATGTTGTGGGGCCGCACGATCACGGTGTCCTTTCCGGCGCACAAGTATGTCACCGCCGCCTCGCCAGCGATCTTGCCGGCCGCGTAGCTGTAGCGCGGGTTGCCCATATCGGGGATCGTCAGAGGGGCGTCCTCCCGCGTGGGGAACGTCATCGCCTGGCCGTACACCTCCGATGACGACAAATAGATCAACCTGCCGCGTCCGTACCTCGCGAACGCCTGCGCGATGTTGATGGTGCCCTGGGCTGTCGCGAGGAACACGTCGGCCGGACGCTCGTAGAAATTGCGCGTGCCGTTGATCGCGGCGGCGTGGATGATGAGGTCGGGATGGACCCACGATATCTCGTCCAGCAAGCTGCCGCCTGGATCCACCGTCCCCATCGTGTTGCCCTCGACCATGGTGCTTGCCCGCGTCATGTCCCAGCGGCGATCAGGATCGCCGACCACGTCCATCGTCTCTACCTCGTCCCCCCGTTCTCGGAACCGCCGCGCTAGAGCGGAGCCGAGGAATCCGCATCCACCCGTGATGAGGACTTTCATACCGGCCCCCGCCCCAGCCGCACGTACCGCACGCCATCACCCGCGATAGGGCAACCACATCGCGTAGCATCCACGATGACGGAGCCCAACGCCACGGAGTCGATCCACTCGCCGATGAATCCCTGGTCCGTCGCAAGCAGGATCGCCACCGGCTTCGCGATCACGTCCTTGACCAGCATTCCCTGAGGCATCCTCATCGACATTGCCGTCGGATCATACTCGTGGACCTCGCAACCAAACCCCCGCAACGTCTCGGCCACCACGACGGCGCTTGAGTTGTCCGTCAACGGCACGCCGTCCTTGAAGCCGGTGCCCCAGATCAGTACCCGCCGCAGTCTCGTCTTCATGACAGTGGAGGCCAGCCAGTAGTTGTAGTTCTGCCGGGCCGCGCGGGCAGCGTGGAACATGGCTCCGTCATGCATCATCCGCTCCAGCGCCTCGACCTCGCGCGGGTGACAAGGTCCGCCGTCTGCCATGCCGACCCCGATGTACCGCCCGCTCGACGCCCGCTGGTCCCGCGCCACGATGCCCAGCACGGCGTCCGCGTCCGCCCCCGGGGTGGCATGGCACAGCCGTGTCATGTCGTTGGAAAACCCAACCTTGAGCGAGGCTACGACGTTGACCGCCAGCTTCGCCATCTCTGATGTTTCACGTGAAACAACCCGCGCCCGGTGGCGCCAGCCCGCGCCGTAGCGTGCGTCCAGCACGGCGTCCAGGTCCGGATCAGTCAGACCGTCCAGCGACCCGATCACGATGTCACGGGATAGGCCCTCGTCCGCCAGAACGGTCCCCATGCCGGCATAGCTGGACAGGTGGTAGAGCCGCTGGCCCTTGGTCAGGTGCTTGGCGAGCTCGCGGCAGGTGCCGGGCAGAGTCGTCGATACGACTACGATGGAACCCTGCCATCCGGAGTCTAGACCATCCACGAACTCGAACAGGGCGGACGGATCCAGCCCTGGACCGGGCGTCGGCAGGACGAGGAAGACGACACGGGCCTTGAGAGCGTCAGTCAAGGACCCAATGCCAAGACCGCCCGGCGTTCGCCTGTGCCCGCTCAGGTAGTCCGCAACGCCGCGCTCGTATGCGAGCGACGGATGCGCGGCAAGACTCTCGACTGTTGGGTAATCCGTGTCATACGCCAGCACGATCACGCCCGCGCGCGCGTACGTGATGGCGAGCGGGAGGCCCAGCTTGCCGAGACCGACCCAACCGACGGAGATCATGTCGCCTCCCCATATCGGGCCTTGATCTCGCGCGCCTGCTGATTGTACCGCGTGTAGAACTCGTGCATCACCATCTCGCCACTGAACGCCTGACAGGCGACCTCCATGATTGTGTCGGCCCGGATGGAAAGTCGCCCGAATAGGTGGTCAAACGTGACAATGGTTTCCTGCGCCGACTCGCCGCTCTTCCACAGATGAGACTGATTCTCGGAGAAGAGGACACGCCCCATATCGGGCCCCATGCGCGCCGCGTTGGGGGGGGGGTAGCCCGCATGGCCGCGACCAGATCGTCCATGACGGCGCGCGCGTCCTCCGTCGAAGAGAAGCAGTAGCTCTCGTAGTGGTGACCACTCGACGCGGTCTTAATCATGATGCGGGTGTGTACGTCATCGATGTTCATCGCCTCACTCCTCCTACCGTCATTTGTGCTCCGAAATAGCTGCGTCCGAACCCGAGGAACGTGTCACCATCCGGCGCGAGGGTCGCCGAGACGGAGCGCGAGAGACCAGGATGACCCCCGACCTGGAGCGATCCGTTGACACGGCAGGCTGCGTCCAGTTTCAGTCTTCCAAGCGTCGTCAGGTCGCCACAGAACGATGACGCACTGACGAACTGGCCATGCCCATCAATCACGAGGGAGCAGAACAGGAGGCCGGACGGCGTGCCCGAAACCGTGGCGAGGTACACGTCCCACCGGCCTCGGAGCTGGGCCTGGACGCAATCGGCCGCCCAGACAGGCGCGGACAGGAGCAAGACCACCGCGAGCAAGAGAATGGCGCCGGGCCGCATCGCGGGGGAGGTGAAACCACGGCCGCTCGCCGAACTTGGCGAGCCGGGGGACAAGCCACGCGGCGCCTCGTCCGGCAAGGGTGGGGCCGCTCGCCGGAAGATCTCTGATCTTGTTGATTTTCTCACCACGATCCCCACCATCCCACCTGAAAAAGAAACGGGGCCAGCAACAGCCAGCCCCGAGTACACCCCAGAGGAACCAATGTTCGCGCCTGGCTGGCTGACCACGCGGGAACGCGATGATTATACTCTTCTCATGCCGCTCGCGTAAACTATTTCTCGCCGCCGAACTCCGCGTCCATGAGATCGCGCGCCTGGCCCAGATCGCCTTCGGTCGCGAGGTCGGCGTCGTCCACGGGCTCGCTCGACGTGATCGGCACCAGGACGGAGCGACAGTTGAAGTGCAGCGGCGGCTTGAAGCGGTCGAGCTCCGGGTCGTCGTTGCGGAACACCTTGCCGTCCAACTCCCTGCAGACCTGCGTCGTGCGATCGTCCAGGATCGCGCTGTACTCGACAAAGGGCACCACATCGGCGTTCTCCCGAAACTCCACCAGGCGCCCCCGATTGTATGCGTCCGTCGCGTTGGTCCGGATGATCGTTTCCAGCCGAGCCGGCCCGACCACCTCGCCGTCAACCTCCACGCCGTCCTCGCCTCCGACATACGGCTCGAACGATGCCTTGAGCTTCCGCATGGTGTCGCTGGCGGGCTCGCCCGTCTCGATGGCGGACAGCAGGATGCCGCGCGCGTCCCTGAGCAGGTTGTCGCCGATCACGCCCGTGATCCAGAACCGCTTGGTCTTGAGGTAACGGACGGCGGACGCGGGCCTCACGTTCGGCAGTTCCGCGGCGAACGTGCGGGGCGCATCCGGGCATCGCTGACGAAGCTCACAGGCCTCTCGGTCCTGGCATTCGTCACATGGCTTGAACATCGCCTATCCCTTCAACGTCGCGACAAATGCGCGGAGGTTGTCGCGTTCCGATCCGTCCACCGTCCACGTCTTGTCGTATCCGTCCCAGCTTCGCTTGCCCACGGCCGCCTTGAACGCGGACACCGTATCAGGATCGTACTTGAGCTTGACGTGGAACACGGTCTTGCCCTCGCCGCCTTCGCCAGACTGATACTGGATACCGTAGTAGCTGCCGCTGGGATAGTTGGCGCGCGCCTCTTCGTCTTTCTTGTCCACCAACCATTTCGGCGCGGTGACACTGCCATCCTCCGCTACCACGATTTGGGATTTGGGCAGCCACACGGACAAGTCACGCCGACCGACGGCCGTGTCTATCTCGGTCGAGACCAGTACGGCCTTGTCCGTCTCGCGCTTCACCGTCGCCCCGAGCAGCGTGACATGCTCATCGCTCGTGGTCGCGTTGCCGGTGAACGATTCCTTGATCTTCAACCGCCCGCCCGTCACGGCATCGGCGTGCTCGAACTTGAACCCCGGCGAAGACGGGTCACGTTCGTCACCATTACCACCGCCGCCCCCTCCGTCCGTCCACTTCCCGTCGTCGGCTCGCGGCTGGGAAGGATCGAAACTGAACGTCCGCGCGTTCTTCAGATCCCGTCTCCCGCTCGCGCGTCCAGCGTCCAACGTCCCCTCCAGGAACGCCCCGATGGCGCGCTCGACCCCGGCCATGCTTGGCAGCACCAGCTCCCGTACGGCCTTGATCTCGCGTTCATCAATCACGCGAGCAATGCCGGACAGCAACTTATCGCGCACGCCACGCAGGGCGGCCATAATGGTGGTTAGGGCGGTCGCCTGCGCCTCGTCCAGTTCGGAACGTACCAGCGCGAAGTTGATGGAGCGCTCGTAGCGGGTCGGTGCCCGTTCGGCGTGGGTGTGAACCTCGGCTGTCGCGACGGTCGGCCGGACGACACCGCGCCCCGCCATCACCATCATGTCATTCGGTACGTCCCGCGCCGAGGGCTCGGCCTCACCCGCCGGCCCCTTCGTACCCGCGCGAGCATCCGCCTCCCGCGATGCCTTCTCCTCCGCCACCGCGCGGGCATCATCGGCGATCGCCGCGAGCTCCTCCTCCGTGACCTCCGGGAACTCAAGCTGCTGTCGCAAGTGGAGCTCGTCGCGCGGGAGCGAGTGGACCACCCCGGCTCCCGTGAGTTGCGCCCAGGTCGTCATGACGTCGAGCCGCACGTCCTGCGCCACCGGGTTGAGCTTGAACAGCGGATACGGCCCGTCGCCGTAATTCAGGTCGATCATGGGCCTCACGATCTGCTCGTTGACGACGCGCTCCAGGTCGGCCCGGAGCTTCTCTACCACCAGCATGAACACATCGAACTGCACCTTCGCCCGCGCGTAGGACCCCGAGCCTGTCTCCGCCGTGATACCGAGCAAGCCCGGCATGAGGAGCGCCCGACTGATGTCCTGGTTGAACTTGTCGAGCGCCGGGATGAAGACCCGCGAGACCTGGCCCGCCAGCTCGGGGAACTGGATCTCTATCGCCTCCGGATCAGGACGCGGGATCAACGCGCTCGTTGCCGACTGCCAATTCTTGAAGATCGTCCTGAGTTGCTCCTGCTGCGCTCCCTGGATCTGATTTGGATCGTACATCGCCACGATCGGCGGGATGCCAAATCGCTCCAGCATCTGCATCATCCAGCGGATAGTGTTCTGTTTGTGGAACCACGGGTCGTAGGCGGCCTCCAGGTCTGGGATGCCGTAGGGATTGCCGAACTCCCCCTGATGGATGAACAGCACGATCTTCCACAATGGGACATCCGTGTTGACGGCCCGCTCGACCGCGCCAATGCCAGGCTGCCTGATCCCAGTGATGTTTCCGAACTCGTCCACCCGAAACACGAACTGGTCCGGCCGCTTCGACTTGATCGCCTTGAGACCGATCATGCCCGCGAAATCTCCAGTCGTGATCTCCTGGTACACCCGCTCGGAGATCGAGAACCCGTAGTCCAGGGCGATCAGGATCTGGTATAGCGACTCGTGGAGCGACCCATCGAGTTCGTCGAGCTGGTTCTGCACGAACGCGCACGGCCCCCACGACTGCTCGTCATGACCTTCCATGTCGGGAGGCATCTCCAAGTTCCACCCGCTCGCCAGCACCGCGTGCTTTTTCAGCGACATCGCGGCCTTGATCTGGTCGTCGCGGCGCATGGTCGTGAGCGAGCGATAGTTGTCCTTTCCGACCAGCTTGCTCGGGTTGTAGACCTCGTTGAATCGCCCGCCGTACAGCCGGAATGCGTCGGACAGCACCATCTCGGCGACGGCATAGCGCTCAGGCGGAGGCGACGTGGCCTGGCCGCCATCCAGGACCTTGAGGGAGGGCGGAGCCTTCCTAATGGTAGGGGCGGGCGTCGTCATGGCATTCTTCGCGACCCGCTGCCTCTGCTTACGCGGCATGATCCGATCCCTCCATTCCTTCCCACCCCCACCACGCGGCGACCATGCGCGGATCGTTCGGACGATTCACGCCATGCCGTTTGGGCCAAGCCGCTCCCGGAAATAGGGGATGATCTTCCGTGACGGTCTCGCTCGGAGCGGCTTCGTCCAGAAACCCCGGCCAGAAATAATGGCGTTCCGTCAGGCACGCGGCGGCGGCCGCCTCCCGCGCTGAGAATACCCCGCCGAACTCCCAGACAGCGTGATCGCCGCAACGAGATTTGACCTCGGCGACGCACCAGATAACGCGCCTAAGCGGCATAGTGCTCCTCCCTCTGGTCCATCCCGCCGAGCACGGCCACGCCTGGCTGGGCTTGACCATAGCGACGGCGCACCATCATCTCCGACAGCCCCCACACGAGCGCGTCGAGCCTGTCTGGCGACCGCATCTTGCCCATCGGCTCCCAGGTGCAAAGCTGGTCTTCGAGCTCACGGAACGTACCAACCACATGCACTCTACCCTGTTCGAAATATGCCGCGATCGGCTCGGCCCGCGCGGCCTTACCCCGGCTGGCCGTCACCAGCTTGATCGGCACGGTCGCGTCGACGGCCCGTAGGACCGACTTCACCATGTCACCGCCGTTGTTGCTCTCCGCCACCACCTTGTTCGCGTTCCACCGATGATACGCCTCGATGGCGGCGCGTGCCCACTTCTCCGGCGTGTAGCGGCCGGACACGTCTTCGAGCACCCAGCCGTGGCCGATATGATCGACGGCCGATACGATGATGCCGGTCTCGTCCGAACTCTCCGTCGAGGTCGCGGCCGGATCGATACCGACGACGATCTGGGCGAACGCCCCGAGGTCCGGCATGTCCTCGACCCTGCGGCGGTCCCGATCCAGCCAGTCGCGGCGCCACAACGCGCCCTCGGCGTCGTCGAGGATTTCGCCGCCCAGTTCTTGCCGGCCGAGCCGCGTGCCCTCGTAGATGTCATATAACTCACGACGAAATTCGTCAGGCAGGTTCTCCAGGTTCTCGTCGGTTGGCCCCGTCGTAACGATCGTGCTGTCGCGAACAGCAAGCGCTCGTAGCGTCTTGCTCGGCTTCGGCGTCGTCGTCATGACCATCTGGGGTTTGTCTCCCAGCCGCAGCCCCAGCCGGAGGTTAGCGAGCGTGTCCTCCATGTTGAGCCACGCTGCTGTCTCGTCGCCCCATGCGCCGTGGTGTTGTGGTCCCCGTAGGCGGTTCGGCTCGGTGTCGGCGTAGGACTGGATGAGCGAGCCGTTCTTGAGCGCGATCTCGTGGAACTGGCGATTGTAGTCGCCGATGATTTCCTTGGGCGTTACGGCTATCAGACCGGTCTCGCCCTCGAAGCATGTCTTCCGCAGATCATCGCTCGTGGCAGCCACAACGGCCCAGCGGGAGTTCGGGTGCATCCAGGCATTCCACCACGTCCAGTTCGCACCCACCTCCGTCTTGCCCCAGCCGCGTCCTGTCAGGATCAGCCAAGTGTACCAATCGCCATCGGGCGTGAGTTGCTTAAGACGCGCTTTTTCCAGCCATTGCATCCGGGCCGATAGGACGGCGAGGTCGAGGCCGGAGAGACCGGCCAGCACATCATCGACTTGAATGGCGGCGGCGCTAGGCACTCTTGGCAGCCTTCATGAGCGTCTCGAACATGGACGCGATCTGGCCCGTCAGGGCGAGCCGCACCGGCAACTCCTCGACCTGGAGGATCGACTTCTCCGTCTGTCCCAATAGGGTCTTACCCAGCCACACCAGCATGGTCCGATCGCCCTTCATGGCCGCCTGGTACTGCGCCCGTCGCAGGCTCACCCGACCCCTACCCTGCCCGTTCTCCCACGCCTCACGGTAGATTTCCTGCGCCAGCTTCAGCTTGAGCGTCCGGTGCGCCATCCCGAACCACGCGGCGGCCTCTTCCTGCGTGCAGCCCATCGCGGCCAGCTTTTCCAGTTCGGCCAAGTTGGGATCCTTCGGAGGCCGCCCGCCCTTGTTAGCCGACTGGTTCCGCGATCGGTTTTTCGGTTGTAGTTCTTCGGTCATCGGCAAACGTCCTTCCATCCCCGTCCAGCGTGGCGACCTTGCCGGTGAAGTCCATCCATCTGAGGATCGCAACGTCCACGTAGGCCGGGTCGATCTCGATCCCGTAGCAGGCCCGGCCGGTCGTCTCGGCCGCGATCATTGTCGTCCCGGACCCGAGGAACGGGTCGTAGACAGCATCGCCCTCGCGGCTGTTGTTGACGATCGGGCGCCGCATGCACTCGACGGGCTTCTGGGTGCCGTGGCCGGTATCGGACTTGCGGTGCTCGATCGTCCACAGCGTCGTCTGCGTGCGGTCTCCCGACCAGTGACCGGTCGCGCCCTTGCGGACGGCGTACCAGCAGGGCTCGTGCTGCCAGTGGTAGTGGCCTCGGCTGATCGGAGCGCGCGGCTTGGCCCATACGATCTGAGAACGAATCTCTAGATCAACGGCCTCAAGCGACTCCTGGACCGTGCTGGCATGCGAACCGGCATGCCACACATACGCCACGTCGCCGGGGAACAGCGCCCAGGCCTCGCGCCAGTCGGCGCGGTCGTCGTTCTGGACCTGACCTACGGCGTGAGCCGTGGGTGCTTTCCCGGAGGCTCGTTCTGCTCGCACCCGCCAGCCCGGGTCATACTCCACCCCATACGGCGGGTCCGTCACCATCAGGTGCGGCTTCACCCCGCCGAGCAGCCGTTCAACATCCGTCGCCACCGTCGCGTCGCCGCACAGCAGCCGATGGGCGCCACAGGCCCACAGGTCGCCCGGCCGCGTGATCGGGTGCTTCGGCAGCCCTGGCGCCGCGTCCTCGTCCGTCAGGCCGTCGCCGTGGCCCAGGTGGCGTTCCAGTTCGGACGGGTCGAAGCCCGTCAGCGTCAGGTCGAAGTCCAGTTCCCTGAGTTCGCCAAGTTCGACCGCCAGCAGGTCGAAGTCCCACCGGGATTCCTGGTGCGAGCGATTGTCCATGAGGCGGTAGGCCCGCGCCTGCGTAGCCGTGAGGCCCGCCGCGACGTGAACCGGAACCTCCGTCAGCCCCAGCTTCTCCGCCGCCATGAGGCGCGTATGTCCGGCCAGGATCACGCCATGTTCGTCAACCACGATCGGCTGCCGGAAGCTGTATTCCGCGATCGATCGCGCGACCTTGGCGACGGCATCTGGCGGGATTTGCCGGGCGTTCTTGGCGTAGGGTCGCACGCGAGCGATGGGCCAGCTTTCCACTTGCATGGCGGTTTTCTTTGCGTCCTGGGTATTTACCTTCGGCATTTGCCTAGCGTAGCGAGGGAATCGGGCGGACGCTAGTTACATTCCTGGCCCGTTCCAATGCCGCCCGTTTCGCCAAGCCGTGTCCCTCGATGCGCGTCGCGAGTTGCATCAAACCGCCTTGGTATGCGGGTACTCCGCCATCAGAGCGCGGGTGAAATCACCCAGCAGTCGAGGTCCGTTCCCTCGCGGTGCGGGCTTGGGAGAGAGGGTTCGCCGCATGTGCCGGCGGTAGACAGCGAGCGCCTCGCATTTGGCCACGATCTCGGCAAGGGCTGGGGTCCATTTCTGGGCGATCGCGAGATGCCGACAAGCAGCCCGCACGATGTCGATCGGATAGGCCTCGATGGCATCGCCGATAGCGACGAGCCACGCATCGAGATCGACGTCCGTTGCCGCTCGGCCCACTGTCGATGCCTTGAGCCTAGCCAACTCGATGGTCACGGCATCGGCTCGCGTTGGGGCCAGGGCGATGTCGAGAAGATCGATCATGGCATCGCGTGCATCCTGATCGTCGGTCGTCGGCGCCTGGATGCCTATGACCCGCTGATCCCAACCGTACTGATCACTGAACAGGTCCTTGTGCTCGACGACGGGCGATGACCCGAGCAGCTGCCTCCATGATGCTTCCAGGGCCTGATCCACGATGCTGGGTTCCCCCTTTTCCATGACCGTTGACAGCGCGGCCTTGATCCTCGGCAGTCGTGCGACACCAGTTTCGCCACGTGCCCGGCCAATCGGCCTTTCGACCGCGTTGACCCGGTACGCCGTGCCAGTAGTCTCGAAATCGATCGGCGACGACGATGGGATCGAGGTCGAGGGTTCGAGCGAAGTCTTCATCGAGTCCATTGGGTCTCCAATCATCAGGCAAGCGAGTGCCGTGGGCCGTGGGTGGGGTCGGAGCGCGTTCGCGCGACGACAGATCATCTCCCCTCCCCTCCTGATCAAGATCAAGGTTAAGGTCCAGATCAGGGGCGAGGGTTTCCGTAGTTTTCACGATAATTTCGTGAGGCTTCACGAATTCCGGTAATCTTGATGGTGTTGGGTGGGCAATCTTCTGATGATCCAACCACTTAGGTATGTCGATGTAGTGATCGTCGCCGATCTGGTATCGGCGGATGCACCCTTCCCGCTCCAATTCCTTGAGCCACACCTCGGTGAGCCCTCGCGCATCGTCGTCGTAGGGATAGAGCAGGCTCGCGAGCATTCGTGAGGACCCCCGAAGTTTTCCGGAATCATCCGCTTGGGTCCAGAGGAGGATGAATGTCAGCCGTGCGTCCCGCGACACGCGCCCGAGACTTTCAGACTGTGTGATCTCGGGCTTGATGCTCCTGATCCTAGCCATCGCTCATGCCGCCTCCCTCAACTCCACCGGCCGCACCAACCCGCACCAGGCGCGGTACACCGCCATGTGCGCGTCATCCCACGTCGGGTCCGCCACGTCGGGCTGTTCGACGGACTCGATGATCTCCGCCGGCGTCCAGCCGAGCCGTCGCCGCCATGCGATGTATTGGGCGGCGATGGTCTGACCGGGGTCGGGGTTCATGCCGCCACCCGTGCACGGACGGGGAAACCATGCAGCACCAGGAACTCCTCGACGGCTTCCACCGAGCGGCATACCGCCCGCAGGCCGCCGGCCTTCTCGATGTCGAGATGGCATAGCGCCTGGACGTTGCTGACGCCGCCGCGAGCCGCCTTGAGCTCGATGAAGGTCGCCCAGCCGCGATGAACCAGCATGAGATCGGGGCAGCCGGCACGGGCGCCCAAGGATTTGGCTATGGCCCCGTGTAGTCGCCCCTTCGGCGGGTTGGGGTTGATCGCCGTCCACCACACCTCGCCCCCCGGCGGGAAGTTCAGCATCAGCCACGCCACGACGGCACGCTGAAGATCGGCCTCTGGATGCCTACGCCTCATGCGTCACCCCCGAGAAAAGCTCCGCCGCCCCGGGCGAACCCAAGCGTTTTTGCGGCGGGTAGTTGGGGGAGAACCTGCCGCTTGACCGTGCGGCCGACCTCGCCTGATTGTCGCGCTTGGGGTTGCCGTAGGGAGGTACGGCGTGGCGCGTTTCGCCACCGGCGGGAGCAGCGAGAAACATCTAGACCTCGATAACGGGTGATCGAACATCCGCCCGCTCTGGCCAGTATGGAAACTCGATCGCGACGCGAGAGCCCGCCGGATTGTCTAGATCGTAGGCAAGTTTTCCGTCATGGTAGCGTAGGTCCTTGAATACCGTGGAAACCCGGTTGTTCTGGAAAACACCTTCGCCAACCTCGTTCCATTCATCATCGGCACCAGTCAATGGGGAAAGACATTTCCCAGCAATGAGTCGTTGCAGGATCGACGCAACTACCGATACAGCGCCGCCGCTGTCCCATTGATCGAAAAATCGGTCCAGGATATCAATCATCACAGCGCTGTCGCCATCACCGAAGTTGATGAGCTTCAGTTCACGCTTCGCCTGGTCGATTATGCTCACGGCTTTCTCCTATTGCAGCGATCGGTATGCGTGCGGGCCGACAGGCGGGCCAGCCGGCGCCATGTTCGGGTTCCGCTTCCCGTAGGCCGTGATCCTGGGGGTGGGGCGCCGTGTGGATGCCCCAGGGCGCCGCACGCAACTCTGAAGTTCGGGTCATCTCGCCAGCATCCAAGCCGCCGCCACGATGGCCGTGCCGATGGCGCCGTGCGGCGTCCGCAGAACCGCGAAGGCGCCCAACGCCACGGCGATCATGATCCAGCCGACGATCCGTAGGACCGTGACGAAACTGGTGCCGATGTTCGCGAGATGGGAGCGGATGGTCATGGCGTTGCCGCCAACTCGGGGCGGCGAGAGGCGAATCGGCTGGCAAACTCTTCGGCCGTCTCCGTCTTGCTGCCTCGCCGCGAATTGCACCTCATGCAGGCCGCGACCTTCGGTATCTCCATGCTCAAGGCGGATGCGTGTAGACGCTCGTGTTGATACCGCGCCCATACATGATCGATCGTGGCCTGTCGGGGTCCGTCCCGCGTGAACGCCACGCCGCAATAATGACAACGACCGCCTTGTCGCTTGACCAGGCGACGACGCACGTTGCGCTTACGCACCGTTGCCTTCATCGCCCCGCCCCCACGCATGGCGGATACCGCAGCCGCGCCGGCCCGCGCGATACGGCGGTCTCGACGGCGACGTACCAGAGGAGGGCCAGGAGCAGGGCGGCGGTCATCCGGCGTCTCCCGTCTCGCGCACCTTGTAGGCCCGCGCCCGATGCGCCCCGCAGTACGGTCCGCCCGCCACAACCCTTGCCCCGCAGTGCCCGTCCGGGTGCGCCTCGCCCTCGATCCACTGGCAGGCGCGAAAGCTCATCCCCTCCATCCGCCGCACCGCCTGCATGGTGCCGCCCATGCGGACGGTGAGCGCCTTGGCCTGAAGCTGGCCGATCGTCGGCTTGTGCGCGCGGCTGCGGTGTTGCAACCCGCGTTGTGGCAGCCCGATCGCCCTCGCGTGCATGTAGACGCTGCCTTCGGAGCGGCCAAGCCGAAGCGCGATCGCCGGGACGGCCGTGTTCGCCCGCCACGCATCGCGCAGCATGGCGTCATCGACGTCGGTCCAGTGCACGAGCGGCGGCCGGACGCCGTGGATGCCGCGGTCGCTCACCGCGCGACCCTCAGGCCGCCGACGCCTTCGACCGTCTCGACATCGCGTTCCAGCTTGCCGACTTCCTCCCGCAGTTCGCCGATGGCGGCCAGGACGCGGCCGCGCTCGCCCGGCGACCAGTGGCGGTCGGCGCCGGCGATGCGGACCTCGCCGGCCAACTCGCCGAGTTCCCGCATGACATCAACCAGGCGGTCGGCGGGGTCGGCCGGGCTGTGGGCGGGCTGGCCCAGCATGAGGACGTGGTGTTTGTAGACCCCGAGGATCGGCGCGGGTCCATGACCGCCGCGCACGTAGGCGCTGTCGAGGCTCAGGCAGTGATCGATGCAGAGCCGGAAGTCGTCGTCGCTGTCGGATGCCCGCCGCAACAGGCTGACGGATTTGCCGATCGCGTCGGCCGCGCCCTCGGGCGTGAGCGCGCCCATGATGCGAACGATGGCGTTCTCGAATGAGCCGGGCCGGCGCGGTTTCGTCATGCGGCCGCCTCCGAGTTGACAATCACCGGCAGGACGCGGCGGAGGGCGTACATCGGCCCGAGCCATGATTGATCGATGTATTTCGTGCCCGGCTCGAAGCGTGGCCGCCGCTCCGCATCGGCGATGCTATGGAACTCGCGGAAGTTCTCCACGGAGATCCAGCCGACGTGCTCGAACGCAAGCTCGTCGTTCTCGCGCCGCTCCCGCGCGCGGCGAACGAACACGAAAAGATCGGCCCGCAGTTCATTCAGGAAATGGTTTTTCGACAGTGGCCAAATGAGCGCCGTGGAAGTCGGTGACCAGCTGCCCTTGATGTCGTAGCGGTATTGCTTCGTCCGCCCGGCGATCAGGTCGAACCCACTATCGGCGTAGTCGGTCCAGTTGAGAAAGACCGCGGGGTCGAGCCCGGCCCAGAGGCAGAAGGCGCATTCATACATGCGGCCGCGCGCTTGCTCTTCCGGCTTATCGTGGATCGGCTCTCGACCAGGAACCGCGCACGCCTTGGATCGCGCGTTCTGCCCGGCCGCGTAGCCGGCGACGATCCGTTCGCCGTGCTCGTTACAGCGCCGCTCCCAATGCTTAGGAAGCGAGACGATGGGCCTCAAATCCATGGACCGTCCATCCGGGGGAAGGCTCACGAGCGAAGAGCTCGAGCCGGGTTGTCGCGTCGAAATGCGGGAACATGCGTTCGATCGTCGCGCGCACGATCCGGGGTTTCTCGCTGTGTCGGCCGCGTTTCGCCTGGAAAACCGAGGCGGGTAGCGGCTGCATCGGCGCGGGGATGTCGCCGCGCGCGCCGACCAGGAGAACCTCGTGTTGGTTCAGGAACCAGTAGCCGGTGCCGGTCCGGTCCTTCACCCACACCGCCTGGGTCTTGTAGGTGAATCCCCAGGCCGCGAGGATCGGCAGGGCGCGATGGATGTTCGACGACGTGCACCACAGGAACAGCACGGCGTCCCGGTGCGCGATCTCCGCGACGGGTCGCCCGGCGACCGTGAAGCCCGCGATCTCGTCATCGGGCAGCACCGGGTAGTGCTTCTCCGGCGAGATGTCCTTGCCCTTCCAGCTATAGGTCTCGAAGGCCCAAGGCGGGTCGGCGTAGATCAGCGCGAAGGGACCCGCCAAGGCCGCTTGATCGACGGCGGCCCCGGCTTCGGCGGCCGCTGTCCTGATCGCTTCGTGGCGGTCGCCATGCCCGGCGATCCGGGCCTCGCGTTCGGTCTGTTTCCGGGCCAGCGCCGCCGGGTCGATGTCGCTCTGGAACCAGGCGGCCGGCGCATTTGCGCCAGGGGGTTCCGCAACGGCGCCGGTTTCCGTGGGCCGCTCCGGGACAGGTGGCGCATTTGCACCGGGTCGCACCCCAAGATCACGGGCGACCGTTTCCTTATCCACCCCCAGCATCTTCGCCGTGGCGCGCTGCGACGCCTGGATGTCGGCCAGCCGCTTCGCCAGCTTCTTGCGCTGATCGATCGCGATCCGGAACTCCGAGAGATCGATCGTCGCCAGGAAGGCGTTGATGTCGTCGAGCCCGCCGCCGACCCGCTTCCACCGCTCTTCGTCGAGCAGCCATTCGAGCTCGGAGCACGCCCGCTCGAAGCTGTAGCCGGAGATGTGCACCGCTTCGAGCAGCCGCCCATGAACCGTGTTGGGCGTCTCGGCACCGGATTTGATACCCGCCCCCGCCGCTATTTCGGTCCCGCTCATGCCTGGCTCCGTATGGTGATCGGCGTCGCCTTCGGCCCCTGCTCCAGCCCGGCGACTTGGCTATCCCGTCCGCTCATGTCTTCGCCACGGATTCGAACGCGTCAGGCGGCAATCGCCGCCCTATCGCCTTAGCATCGAGCGTTAGATCATGGCGCCACATTCGCGGCACTGATCTCTTGTATCTCCATTGCCGAATGGTGCCCGGCGCCACCTTGCGGGCGCGAGCAAGCTCTTCGATTAGGGACCAATATCGGTTCATGGGGCCGACGTTAAACCACCGCGGGGAGGGCTGTCAAATGTTTTTTTGACGGCCGTTATATTTTCGTTGACATGGCCAGGCGCGCGCTGCATATTCGCGTCAAGGCCAACGACCGGCCGGGAACGGGAGAACGAAGATGACCACCAGCTACCAACAATTCCTGAACCACCGCCGCCTCGCGACCCAGGCGATCGGGCGCGCCATTGTTGAGCGGGCAGAGACAGACTCACACTGCCGCGACCTGATCGTCGGCCCGGATCAGATCGTACGGGGTCTTGACGTGACGCCGCTTGGTGCCGTGATGCTGAGTCGTGTATCGGCGGTACGGCGCGGGGCGGCCGCGACGTGGCTACGCGAAGCCGGGTATAGGTAGATGATCGTTCGCGTCGCCATCACCTCGGGAGACCCGCTCATGCCCCTACCCAACCCCACCACCGATCCGCCGGCCGCGACGACGCAATGGACGCCTGGGCCTTGGCACGTCAACCCCGCAGAAGACATCGGCCATGTCGAGCCTCGCCCCACCGTCTGGTGTGGCACGCCCGGCAACAACGATCCTGACGACGACAACTGTATGGGCCGGGTCGCGGACTGCTACTACCTGCCCAACGCCCGCTTGATCGCGGCGGCGCCCAGGATGGCGGCAGCGCTGCGTGCGGCGCTGGCATGCTACAGCGACCTGTCGACGGATGATTTCGGGCTTGGTCGCGACAAGGCCGTGCGCGAGCAGATGCGCGCCGCCCTGATCGCGATCGACAGCGGGGAGGGCTAGGCCCCCATGCCCCTACCCAACCCCACCACCGCCTACGACGGACGCATCCCCAGCGGCCCCGCCTCTCTCGCCGCCACCATCTACCGCGAGATCGCCTCCGCCTGCGCCGACGCGCACCGCCTGCCGGCCCTGCTCTCGGACATGCGCCGCACCGGCAACCCGACGTCGGCCCGGCTGCACCTCGACGAATACCGCCGCCGTCTCGCCAGTGCCGCCGATCGTCTCGCGCTCAACATGGCGGCCTTCGCGGCCGACCCCGAACGCCGCGCCCTGCCGGCCCTCGCCGTCCGCATGATCGCCGACGCCTTCGCCGCCTATGACGCGGCCGACGTCGAGGTCACCGAGGCCGAGCACCGTCTCTGCCAGGCCGTCGCCGCCGCGCCCCTGAGCCGCGAGGCCCGCGACATGCTGGCGGTGGCGAACCTGGACGAGGGGGACGCGGCGTGAACGCGACAGGGTTCGCGGTGCCCGAACGCATCGCCGATCTGATGCGCGGGATGATGGCCGACATCCGCGCCGCGGAAATTGAGATTGCCCGCCGCGACCCCGAGACCCACAGGCTCACGAGATTCATGGAAGGCACCACGGGATCGGTCTACTGGATCGCGCGGCCGAAGCGGCGCGGCTCGCGGGTCGAGCTTCGGTACGCACGATCAAAGGGGCCGAACGTTGCAGGCTACTACCTCGCGTGGCGCGAGCGCGTGACGGCGGACGGCACGATCAAACGGGATCGGTTCACGGGGCATAAGAGCAAACAGGTTGCATCCGATTGGTGCCGCGCGCGCTGCATTGACGAGCGCGATGCGAAACGGAGGGACGCGGCGTGAACGCCGCCGAGCGCGCGGCGCTGATCGCCGGTAGGCAGGAATTGATTAACTTCGCACGAGAAGTCGTGACCACGTATCGGCCGCTGTGCTTGATCCTGGCCGACGCCCTCGCCGCCGCCGACGCCGAGATCGCCGAAGTTCACGCAGATATGAGGATGAGAAATCGGCAATTGGCGGACGCCGACGCCGAGATCGCGCGACTCGTGGAGGCGTTCACGGCGCTGGTGGATGCGGTCGAGACCAGCGAGCAGGATTGGAACGACACAGCGCTCGATAAGGCCCGCGCCGCGCTGGCCCCGACGGGCGAGGGGGACGCGCCGTGACCGACCCTCTGGTCATCGCCACCCTGTTCGGCGTCGTTTTCGCTGGCCTGTACGTGCTGATCGCCGGGGCCGCCTGGGCCGCGCGGGCCGTGATCCGCCGGCGTCGGATCGAGGACGCCGTGACGGCGATCTACACGAAGCCGGGAAGGTGGTGGGGATGAAGATCAACCTTGATCGGCCATTCAACATTCCAGCGCGGCGCGTTCGCGTTCGAGAGCTCGCCGACGAACTCCTCGCCGCCCGTGCCGTCATCAAGGCACGCGACATGCTGGCGACGGCGAACTTGGAAGATGGGGACGCGGCGTGATTATTCCGTCCTGGCTGACCGGCGCTGTCCTGTTCGATCTCGAAACGGACAGCATGAAGCTGTGCGCCGAGGCGGCGGTGAGGGTGAAGGCCGACCTGACGGGCGCCGTCCTGACGGGCGCCGTCCTGAGGGGCGCCTTCCTGAGGGGCGCCGTCCTGACGAGCGCCGACCTGAGGGACGCCGACCTGACGGGCGCCGTCCTGACGGGCGCCGTCCTGAGGGGCGCCTTCCTGAGGGGCGCCGTCCTGACGGGCGCCGTCCTGACGGGCGCCGTCCTGAGGGGCGCCGTCCTGAGGGGCGCCGACCTGAGGGACGCCGTCCTGAGGGACGCCGTCCTGAGGGACGCCGACCTGACGAGCGCCGACCTGACGAGCGCCGACCTGAGGGACGCCGTCCTGAGGGACGCCGTCCTGAGGGACGCCGACCTGACGAGCGCCGACCTGACGAGCGCCGACCTGAGGGGCGCCGTCCTGAGGGGCGCCGTCCTGACGAGCGCCGACCTGAGGGACGCCGACCTGACGAGCGCCGACCTGAGGGGCGCCGACCGCGTCATCGGTCTTGGCTTCCCGAATGGTTGGACCGCCGTCGCGTGGATCAAAAATCGCACCATGATGTTCCGCGTCGGGTGCCGCGACAAGACGCTGGCGGAGGCCCGCGCCTATTGGGCCGGCAATGATGACCGCCGCGAGGTGATGGCCGCGATCGACTACGCCGTCACCGTCGCGCGAATCCGGGGCTGGGCGTTCGACGAATGACCGCCGCCGAACGCAGGGCGCTGATCGCCGAGGCGCGCAAGAAGCTCGGCAGGGTCGATACAGGAACCACGCTCGATCTGGCTGAACAGATCATGCGCGCCCTCGCCTCCGCCGACGCCGAGATCGAGCGGCTCGGCGCAAGACGTGATTTCTGGCGGCACCTGACCATGCAGCGCATGTGTCCGGCGCGCGGCGACATGAGAACGGACCAATGTGTGTCCCTCAAACGATGCGGCTGCTCCGCACGAATTCTTGCAGAGGACGAAGATGCCCGCGCCGCGCTGGCCCCGACGGGCGAGGGGGACGCGCCGTGACCGACCCTCTGGTCATCGCCACCCTGTTCGGCGTCGTTTTCGCTGGCCTGTACGTGCTGATCGCCGGGGCCGCCTGGGCCGC